CAAGGTTAGTAAGCGCACCTGCCACAGTACTAACAACATTAGTTGTAGAAACAAATTCTTTGTCAAAACCGAAGCTGTTGACATTGACAGTACTCGTCGCCGCAACAGTTGCCGCAAACTCTACGGGTGGTAGAATTTCCATCTGTAATCTAACTTCATCAATGCCAATAGTATACAGACTGCTTGACGCTGTTGTTTCGGCGTGAGTGTTAATGCGTAAAGTAATAGCTGTGTCAGATGGTAGGTCTAATCCAGTAATGTTAAGTGCGTTATCTACTCTAGCATAGGTAGTCACAGTGCCAGGATCAGCGATGTCTGGAATCAATGTTCTGATTGTTCCGTCGTTAATGTAGAACGCACCGTTGCTGTTTAGATCGTCACCAAGATAAGCTGTAGTTAAACTACCACCGTAAACTGGGAACCAGTAAAATAGGCTTGCATCTCTGTAGCCATGAATTCTCGATCCTGGCTTAATTCCCAGCGATTCGAAGGTACCTGTCCATTCTACGTAACTATCGAGTGTACCAGCACCAGCACCAGCAACTATTTCATAAGCACCGAATGTCCAACGTGCTGCGCCTGTCTGAGTCATCAAATAAGCAGGAGCATCATTAGCTGAACCACTTGTAACAACTTCGTTATGAACCCAACCATCAATGTCTGCTGCTGTCTTGCCTGTCCATGCATCAATTCGATTACCGAAGCTAAATGCATGTGTTGATTCATCTCGCTCGTCTGCCCAAAGCGATGTCATGTTGTTTAGGAAGACTGGATAGTTGCCGTAACCATTAACCTGTGCGTCTAGTGCTTGCGCAGGTTGTTCTGAATCAGATAACGCAAGTTTCTCAAATGTTTGTGAACGACAGTTTAGTGTTGGTGCATTAGCATGATCGCCAGTGAACCTAAGATTAGAGTTTGTTACATTTGAATAGCCGCTTGGTTCTGTGTGAAGTTCGTAATCATCTGTCGGCAGGGTCGTGGACTCTTGATCTTGTAAGTAGTTATCAGTGCCGCTGATTGAACCAATCCACAGCGCAGGTTTCTCACTAGGAATAGTTAGCGCAGGCCACGAATAAACCCAAAACTCGCCGTACTCTAATCCACCCTTTGCACTCCACAGTGCTGATTCAACAACCATGTTCTGTGCATTTTGAACAGTAAGTGCAACCCACGAACAACCAACATCACCACTACCTTGTGTTGGTCTAAATGTTAGTGTGCCTATTTCTGAGTTAGTACCTTCAGCAATTATTGACACAATTGCGCCACCACCACCTGTGTCATTCCAGGCACTCTTAGTTTCCCAACCATGTGCAATAGAGACAGGATCAAAGTCAATCCACGGACTGTTAGTCGCAGCGAGATAAACAATTAGTCTATCACCTCTTACGTGATCTGGCAACGTGATTAAATGTGTTCCGCTTGCAACTGCTGAACTACCTGTTAGTCTTTGTGTTACTACTGGGAACGGTAGTGCTGATAGGAAGTTAGAAACTGTGCTAACTGCTGTCGTTGTTGAAGCAAGCGATCGGGTAGTTACAAGACTAGGTGTTACTGTGCTTACTACGTTAGTGGTAGATGCAAAGCGTGGAGTGCTGTTGTGTACATCAGCCGCCACTGTGCTTACTACATTCGTTGTTGAGATAAACGGAACTGATGCACGAAGATCAGCATTGACAATAGCACTCTGAGCAACAGTAGCACTCATCAAGTTTCTACTTGAATGTAAGTCTGCTGCTACTGTACTTGCTACTGTTGTCGTGCTGGCAAATGCTGGGTCAACTCTAAGCGCGGGTGTTACTGTGCTTGTTACAGTGGTTGTAGAAACACTGTCTCTAGCAACGGCAAGTGATGGTGTTGGTCCTAGAACAGAAGTTACTGCCGTTGTGCCAAGTAGTTTACGTGTTTCGTCAATGTTACCTGTAACTGTTGATGCTACTGTTGTGGTAGAGATGAGTGAACGTGTAACGTTTAAAACAGATGTTACAGTTGATGTTGCAGCAACAGTTGTACTAAATGCTGGAATTTCCTGAATGATTGCTAGGATTTGAAGCTGAGGAGAACCTGAACCAGAAAAAGCAATTGAGTAAGTGTCTGCCGCTGGTGCTGTGCCTGGAAAACTGTCACCAACAATGTTTGTTGATAAACTATCACCGATAGCGACTCTGTTACTCTGGAAAGTTTGATCTACGTGCGCTGTCCCAGTTCCGAGATGTCCTAGGTTGGTGAAATCAAATGTTCCAGAACCACCAATAACATAGCCCATAGCAACTGCTGCATGACCAGGAGAAGCACCAGTAAAAGTTAAATTGGCTCCTAGAGCTCCGCCTTGATCGTCAAAAATTGGTGTGGCTTGATCTACTCCTTCAAGTACACAGTAGGCAAAATTGGTGTTGTTGGCGTTGATGCTAACATCAAATGGTGCAGACATAGAAGCAATTGCTGCTTCATTCCAGTAATCTAGACCACCAGTACTGTAAATAGAAAAACCAGTTCTTGCTACACCATCTACTGTACCAGTGTAAGAACCATTCCATCTCTGTAGCAACAAAAGACGATTAGGACCAGCGGGCACAGTGATTTGCACTGTGCTAATGTTACCAGTAACATAAGTCCACGGTTGTAGTCGTTTAATTGCCACTTAATGCTCCTTCTCGTTAAACAAAAGCAGGGGGCATCGCCCCCACTTTGTAGTGCTTCAAGAAAGCGGCTATTAGTCTAGGGTAATGTCGATGTCGCCTGCTGGGAAACTAGCTGTATCGCCGTTTAGTACAGGCTTAGCAACTGTTAGCAAACCATAAAATAGTTCGTTACCAACTGTTAGCGCATCGTACGCCACAAGATAAGTTAGGTCTGCACCTGCTACCCAGTCTGCACTTGCTTGTGCAAATGTTACTGCGTTAGCATTAGCTGTTGCGCCTGCTGCTGCTGCGTTCCAGTCACCTGCTGCTGTAGAGACTCGCGCATAAGAACCAGTTGAAGGCTCTGTAACGTTTGTTCCATCTTCTGCAGGGGTCGTGCTAGATAGCCCGATGTAAACTGTTGGGCTTGTGTAAGCAGTCTTGCCTACAACGTGATCGAGAACAGAGTTCTCTAGGTAATTGAAAAATGACATTAATTGTCTCCTTGTTTTATTCGAATAAACGTAATTACGTCTTTATTTATCTATTTACCGCTTTAAGGGGTAAAATCTGAGTCAGGTGTAGTCAACTCTTTGTACAAGTTCCACTCACCTTTGTAAAGTCTCTGAATGTTGAGAGAATCGCTCTCAACTTCTATGTCGTACACATAGCTCGTTACTTCATCGCCAAGTGCAAAATTAGCAATAGTCTCTGATGCTGGTATAGTAACTGTAACATTTCCAGTAACAGCCGCCACATGAATCTCAATGTATGAATTTGGCGTACCTGTGCTTGACGCAGTAAGTGCCGTAATCCCACCAAAACTATAGTCGGTCTTAACACGCATCCTTACTTCCGCGTTATCTGTGACTAGATCAATAGGTGATCCGCCACTGTCCTGGACGATGAACGAGAACTTATGCTGTGTTCCCTGTTCAACGTCGAAATTTTTAATTGCTGCTTGTGCCATGTTAAATCCTCTTATACTATTTATGTAATTTTTGTTATTCTGTGTCTAAATCATCTATGTCCGTAATTGCATCATCAATTGTTTTGCCGTACCCTGCTGCAAGTCCTGATCTCGGCCCTGTCTCTGGGTTATCAGCATCGAAGATTCTGTCGTACGGATTAAGATCAATCTCCTCATTACTGTTCATAATCTTTGCTCTATCACCACCTTGTCCGTGAGGCAAGTTTTGCACAACGAGAGGAAAGTCTCTACGTTGACAAGTACCTTGCCAAATTGGTCGCTTAGTTGCAATGTTGTACACGACATAGCGGATTGATACAAACTGTCCTTGACTAGCCATTATTTTTTAACCTCTGTTACGAATAATGAATTCTGATAGTAGTAGTACTCTGTTCCTGGAGCAATTCCCGTTGTCTGAGCAAACACATCTAAGTAATAAGTCTGTGGTCCAGACGCAGAGCTAAGGTCTACTGATGATGCACCTGAACGTGATTGTGCAAAGTCCTTTGTCCAACCATGCCCACCACCAAAGTGATAACCAATGTCAAACAATCCCTGCCAAATAATAGCAGTAGGTCCTCGTCTTACTCTTACGCCGCAGTACGAGCTACCTCTAACCATAGAACCACCGACGTTGCCGAAGCAAACTACATCTGCGTTGATTGTAAGAAGAACATCACTTGCCGCACTGTCGATTGTGAGTGGTACTGCTGCAATGTTAACCCACGTTACGGGTGCGGTGTACAATGGATAGTTACCATCACTTGTTCCTGCAAATGGTGTCGGACTGAACGTGGAACCTACTTGTGCTGAACCAATGTTGGTTACTGATCCGTTAGCCAATTGCAATGTGTCTACGTTAAGGTCAGCAATCTTCGCTGTTTCAATTACTGCGTCAGCCAGAATTCCTGAAGCTGCTGTGATTGTACCAACTTCCATCTCTGCTGCTGTGATTGTACCAACAGCAATTTCGTTAGCTGTAATTGAGTTAGGTGTTAGGTCTGCGCCATCAGCACTACGATCCCAAACAGTACCGTTAAGTGTTACACGATAAAGCTTACGATCTGTTGTTAAGAATACAACAACGCCATCAGGGTAAAGTGGATCAGGTAATGTAGGTAAGGTCGTTACACTAGTAATTCCGTAAGGACTTGGCTCTTGTCTTTCAACAGTTGAGAAAATAAGATCATCAAAACTGAATGAGAACGAATCATAAACTGCTGCTTTAACTGAACGAGCAGCTAGTGGTGGGCCAAATGGAATCTGCATTGCTGTGTCACCGCCTTGATAAACAATGTCACCAACAAGAGGCGTAAAGTCACCTGCTGTGTCTCTTACACAAACAACTGTTCCTGCTGTATCTCTGTTTGCGCCTGTTGGTGTTACAGTTGCGAATGAACCAGATGGATTATCTTGCAAACCTAAACCAGGTGCTGGTGGGAATGGGTTAGTGAATGTTTGACTAATTGCTGCTGTAGACAATGCACCATCTGCTGTGCGAGTGTAAACAAGCACATTGATTTCACGATGAGGTCCACCAGCAGTTGCAGCGTTATCCGCAAAGTTAAATGTCTCTTGGAAATAAGGATCCTTGTTAGGGACTGAATTAATTTCTCTGCGATCAATCTCAGTAAAGACATCGTCTTGTACTACAATAGTATAGCCAGAAATTCCGCCGAAGACATCTTGCCCGCCGATGTCGTCATTGTTTGGATTATTTTCAAACTGGAATGAGAAGTCAGGTGTAGCAGACGTTGTACTGCCTGAATCTCTTGTGTCAGTTGTAATAACTAAGTTGATTGGCGGATCCATTGTGTTGTTAACGCCAGGTGCATAAGTGAAGTCACTAATGTAAGGGACGCTACTAACTCCACGAGTGTTAATCGCAGAAATCATTGTTTCTATCTTGCCAGGAAGGATGTTTAGAATTTCAAACTCTTTCTCTTGACGATAGATAGGATCAGTAAAGTTACCATCATCTCTTCGGTACATGATCTTAAACTTATGACTGAATGTGTCAGGGTGATCCCACTTGACAACTAATTTTACCTGTTCGCCGAATGTAGGGTCAGAATAAGCCTGCACTTCGTAAGTAGGCGGATCAATCTCTGAAACTGTGCCCGCTGCTGACAAGTCGCTGTACACTTCATCAGGAATTGTAATGCCTGTTTCTACTCTAGCGTACTTGCCAGGATCGTACTGTGAGGCACTGATTTCAAACTTGCCCTTCTCTGTCTCTCTCATAAATAGGATGCGGAACTGTCGAGCTACAACACCAATGTCAGACTCAAGTGTCCACATTTGATTCTTCAAAGCAACACCTGTGTCTAACAATGCAGGAGTAACAGTAATTTGATTAACTGTTCCCGCGCCTGTTGTTACTGTGCGTTCGCTAATTCCCTGATTGTCGGCGTCCATTACACTGAACGTGTAGGACTCACCACCCTCTAGTACAACATCTCTGTCAAGATCAATTACTGTTGTGCTACCACCCGCAACGCGACCTGCTAGTTCAAGGGCAGAATAGTCTCTATCCATGATCTTAACAACGTCACCAGGAAGTAGATCAGCGTTATCAAGTGCAACTGCAAACACACAAGCTTCCGCTGTGTTCAATTCAGTGTCAAGTACCCAACGTGCTTGCCTGCGGGCTTGACCCTCAGATGTACATGCGAAGGCAGCTACTTCTGTAGGGTTGAATCCGTAACGTGCAATGCCCGCTGTGTCTTCCTCTGTTATCGTGTGAGGCAAATAGCGATCAACAGGATCATTAAAACTTACGTGAGCTACAGTCTTGCGTGTTGCAAGTGCTGTACCAGTATAGTTAAATGTACCATCCAGTACGTTAGCATTAGTGATAAGCTTAACTGTCTCAGCAGGACGATCTTGTAATAGCGTGAGAATAGTACCAGGCAGTACTGTTGCTCTCATTACTGAGGCAACGTTCTGAACTAACTTCCAGCTATCTGCTTGAACAGCGAGCTGAGTGTTGAACGTAAAGCGTGGCTCTGTTCCGCCATCACCATCGTCAACTAGCTCATCATTGTATTGTGCTGCATCATAGAAACTAAACTTATCAATTGTTGCTTCATCTATGTACTCACCTAGGCCGTACCTTTCTGACACTAGTACGTCATAAGTAACCCATGCTGGATTATCAGTCCATTCAGTTTTGAACGAGCCATCCCATGCTCCAGTGTAGACTCTCGTTAATGGATCATAGTTAGTTGGAATCTTAACTTTGATTCCTTTTACATCATAACTTCTGATTGGGATGTTGCCTCCTGTAGCCTTAGAATCCACAGTTACGCCAGAGAGTGCTACATTTTCATAAGCGAGTTTTATTTCCTGAATTTCTGTGATGCGAGCTAAGAATGTAACACTCTTTGTTGTGGCCTTAGCATCAACTGGAGATAAGCGTTTTGCCCTAATTTCCCAAGATGCAATTCCATCATAAGGACTAGGCGCGTCAAGACGATAAGCACTTTCGTAAACACTCATTGTCTTACCTGTAATTGTTTGAGTCATCTGTTCTTCCCAAACACCACCACTTAGCCTTGTGTCAAGTCTAAACTCTACGCTATGTCCGCCAATGTCGCCTGTTTTAGTATCAGTGTGATAGAGTCCGCCAGGCAATTGTATTACCACCCTAGCTGCGTCAGTACCACCTGGGACTGTACGAATAACGCCTGTTCCGCCTGCTAGCATCTCTACGTTAACAACTGTCTCTGCTTCAGCATCATCAAATCCAGGCATCGCATCCTGATCAGGTGTTCCTTCAACAAAGATAAATGCTACGTCTTCAAAGTTAGGTGAATCGTCTGAGTTAATAATAGGCGTATCATCGAAGTACAAACTTTGTCCATCATTAACAAGACCTTCAATTTCACCTTCAGAGATGATCTCTTGAATCTTAGCTGTAGTCTTAGAGCGTAATGTGTTAGGTGATTCAACTGGGGTACTTTGACCACCACTCTTATCACCACCACCGTTATGTACTTTAACACCACCAGCAATGTAAGTGTGCTGAGGTGTTACTGTTAGGTTGTAACTGCAGAAGTCTTCTTCCATGTTCTTCAATGCAGTTACCTTACGTCCTGTAATCTCTAGAGGCTCACCATTCATTCCATAAAGGTGATCACCAATGCGCAATTCCCTTGCTTCGACGAAAGGAGTTTCCTCATCATCTTGCCACATGCCATGATTGGATGTGACTTCTAGTACTGTGTCATCTGATAATGTGAAGCGTACAATAGAATCTTTTTGCTCATCCTTTTTGTGTACGTGAATCTTACTTACGCAACCATGCTCAATGTTACCATCCTTATCGTAAGTAAGAACAATAGCACCAAGCTTAACCTTTTCGATAGGCTTAAAGCCTAGGTGCGTGTGGATCATTGTGCCCGCAACAAAGCAGCCCGCGCCCTCTACATCATCTGTCTTGAGTTCATAGGCACGTGGGCTAGTATCGTGAAAATCTTCGTTGTAATAACGAGAGTAATCAGGTACTGGTGTTGAAATTTTATTTTGTTTGTAAGTCATTATCTTTGATGCCTTCTACGTGGGCCATCTGGACAGTTCTGATAGCGTCTACCACATTGTTCATGGTAAGCTAAACGTGCCACTTCAAAGCCAGCACTAATGATAACACTACCTGCTCTAGTGCGTCCATAGACTAGCGGGCAGGGCGCCCCATTTTCATAAACATTCACTGCCCCATTAAAAACGTATGATGGTCTACTATCTGGTCGCTCGTTACTTAACATGCCTGGATCGGGTGAGCCATTTAACAATTGAACAACGCCACCTGCTACCATCGAGATACCAGCACTAATAAATGGCGTACCACTTACACCAGTATAGGCATTAAGTACAACACCAACAACAATCAAAACAATACCTAGGATGATCTGTCCAAATCTACCTGAGCCTGCTGCTACAGGTGTAATGTGAATCTCATCATGGTCAACATTCATCTGTGCAGTCATCTCATCATGGATGTAAAGCTTTTTGTCTGTCTTACTATCTATGCACAGGAATTCAAACGTACCAGCAGCAATGATCTTTCTAAACTCAAGACCAAAACGACTAATAAGCCCGCGCGTTATCATCTGCGGGGTGAGAGCATCTAGCATGATAGGGTCGCTACCAAACTTCTCTGCTAATTCACCATGTAGGCTAATCGTTTTCATGTTAAATCCTTGTGTCTAACAAACATTGCAATCTGCTTGTGCCATTTCGCAACGTGGTCTTTCTTTGTAAAGCGTCCCATTAGTTGATGCATAAACATGCCATCTTCGGTAATCACTCCACAATGATTAACGTAATTGGCTTGAACCTTAAATAAGATTGCATCACCATGTTTCAAATCTTTTATCTCTGTTGTACTTGGTAGGAATTCAAACCCACAAGTCTCAACGTTCTCAACAATCAAGTTCTTACTCAATGCTTCCCATTCCATAGGACGTGGCACTGTCTCGCAATCAATGTCGAAGTTAATCTTCAAATAGTCTAGTACGCAAGTAAGACAATCGTATACATTGTGTACATAGAAGCGTCCTTCAATTGGTGCTGGTTCTTTTAACCCGTACCAAAGAGGAATTGTTACGTTCTCTCCTTCAGTTGCAACAATTCCCCAAGGGACTGCTGTTGCTTTCTGTCCTGTCATGTCTGCCATGCTAGGTGTACGTTGATCGAATCTATGACAAGGTGTTGGCATTGTATGACTATGCACTACAGCTTCAATCCCACCCTCTAGCTCATGCTTCAAGTAATCACCTCTGCGAATTCTAAAATCCTCTTCAGGCGTTTCATGTACATTTTCACATGCTATGAATCTATTATTTACCACAACACCACAGCCCTCATTAGGATAACAGGCAAGGAAGTGTGCGTTCATTTCACCTATGTTATTAATAACAGGATTAATTTGATTCTGCTCTAAGTGCGAGTTAGCAATTAACTGAATGTCTTGTTCTAGTGTTTCCATTATCGTCCCTTGAACCTTACTTTACTTACGCCAGGTGCGTAGAC